CTGGAGTTCGCACTCAGCGGATGCCTGGCGCTACTGCGCGGTCGGCATCAAAGAAAGCCAAGGCTACCAAGCGCCCCCGCAAGCGCTAGCCGATAATAATTATAATCCATTAGGAGTAAGTATATGAGTTTTTTAACACCAAAAGTTCCGGCCCCGCCACCGGTCGAACCACCTCCCCCGGCCCCGGCTGTGCCGGATCCAGTTGTTCCGGATAGCGCTGTATCAGCTGAGGGTGAAGTGCAAAGCAGAAGAAGAAATAGAAAAAGAGTGAGCAGACAATCAACTATACTTACTGGATCGCAAGGTTTGCTAACTGAAGCGCCAGTTGAATATAAATCTTTAATAGGGAGGTCTTGATGGCTGGCGAAACAAGTTCACCTGGAGAACCAACAAGTTTGCAACAAGAGATTGCTGGTGCAACAGATGACGAAGAGATCCAGGCTGCAACAGATCGATTTGAAGAAATGTCATTGAATCCAGCTTTATATGGAGATTTTGCCGGCAGCACACAATTATCCAATCAGATGAATACAAATGCCCTGGGCAGTCCATCTTCACCATCAGATGCTTTTGTGCCAGGAATAAACGCGCTGACTTATATAAGCCAGCAAAGCGCCAGGAACATGCAGCAGCAGCTGCAAAGAGGTGGCACACCTATCTATGGTGATGGCCGGCTTCAAGGTGTGATGGGCCAG